AATAAAGTAAGGAGCTAAAGATGTCTACAATTCTTATTAAAAACGGAACATACCGTAATCAACCCGTAAACAATGTGACCTTTAACTTGGTTAAAGGTTACCAAACAGGAGCCAAAGGAGGCTATGTGACTGTGAAATCAGATGGTTTTTTTGGCCCAGACTTACCAGACGTAGTTCGTGTTAATGTAAACACGATTGAAGATTTGGAATTTACCGCCGAGTCAGTATCAGCCGGCGAATTTGTAGCACCCATCGCTCATCCGCAGGTTCATGTGCATAACAAGGCACCAGTGGAAACCGACGAAGAAGTTATTGCCCGTATTGGTGAACGCTTTGACATCCTTGATCAAATGACCAAGGCCACAATCGCCGGCGATGTCCGTGCAATGATTGTAGTTGGCCCTCCGGGTGTAGGCAAGAGTTATGGTGTGGAAAAACAACTAGAGCATAGTGGCCTGTTTGACCAGTTAAGTGGTCGTCGTGTCAAGTATGAAGTTATCAAAGGTGCAATGACCCCGATTGGTCTTTACTGCACACTGTATAAACATTCAGACAAAAACAATGTCCTGGTTTTTGATGACTGTGACTCGGTGTTCCAAGATGACCTGAGCCTGAATATTCTCAAGGCCGCATTGGACAGTGGTAAGAAGCGTAGAATCTACTGGAATAGTGATAGTGCCATGTTGCGTCGTGAAGGCGTTCCAGACATGTTTGACTTCAAGGGTTCGTGTATTTTTATTACCAACCTACAGTTCCAAAATCTTAAGAGCAAGAAGTTGCAAGACCATTTGGAGGCATTGCAGAGTCGTTGCCACTTTTTAGATCTTACTCTTAACACCATGCGTGATCGTTTCTTGCGTATCAAGCAGATTTACCTAAAAGGTGAGTTGTTTGCAGACTACGATTTTAGTACGGAGCAAGGCGACGAGATTATTGGGTTTATGGAGGCCAACCAAACCAAATTGCGTGAAATGAGCCTGCGTATGGCACTGAAGATTGCTGACTTGACCAAAGTATCAGGTGATAACTGGAAGGTCTTGGCCGCCAGCACTTGTATGAAGAATAGTTAATACGGTAGCTCCTGGGTAGTGCAAACTACCCACTTTCGACAGGTATCTTTTTTAAAAAGATACCTGTTTTTTCTATAAGTATTTTTATGTATATACAATTTAACGATGATTGCAAAGTATCAATAACCTTGTTTAACACTCCGTTAAAACCTGTTATTGAAAAAATGTTTAAGCATTTAGGACAGGTACCCTTGCCGTTTCGCTCATGGGATCATCCATATTATCGAGCTACTACTCAACTAGTACAAACACTAGAGATCTACGCAAAAAAATTAAATATTATTGTGGATAAAGCCAAGTGTTTAGCCCAAGATCAATTGTATTTTAATCACTTGCATAAAATTTATGAAAAAGGATACGACGGCAACCCAGATTGGTTAGATTATCACGAACACATTCATTTATGTGAAAAAAAATTGTTTCATCGATCTAACCTAATATTGTATCATAGAGAATTGTCGGGCCCGTTAGCACAACCAATGAACTTAAAATGGTTAAAAATTTCTACTCATCAGTTACAACCCGGAGACTTATATGTGGAATGGGCTGAGTTGGGTAAAACTCCTTACACCTATTGGATGAATAACGAACCAGACAATAAAGAACAACTTTGTAATTTGGCTAAACCGTGGGTTAATTTGTACTCAAAGTTAACAGTATCATTTAGCAATCAAACGTTGTTTCCTATACATAATCAAACGGATTTTGATTTCTGGTGGCAATCTCGTAGTCAAGACTGGTGTCAATATTGGAATATCGATTCCTGGACATTAGCTGATATGAATTCTGTAATTGTAATAGGAAAAATTGACAATTTTCACGAATTAACAAATATTTTACATGGTCCTGCGGTACCGACGTATGTTCGATTAGATTAATTGTTGTTTTTTTATTTTACGTATGTTATACTAGCAAAATGCCTACAGCCACAATTATAATTCGAGACGAAGTTAATATCAAAATAGAAGGTCTAGAACTTGATGCTCGTCGTGCGTTGGTTACAGCGTTTAAGTATGATGTTCCGGGTGCTAGATATCTTCCAGCAGTTAGACTTGGACGTTGGGACGGCAAGGTAAGCTACTTCCAACTAGGTGGTAGTACCTATGTAAATCTGTTATCAGATATCATTCCTATACTAGAAAAGTTTAATTATGATATTGAATTGGATGATCAGCGAGACTATTCTACTACATTTACTTTTAAACAAGTAACTGAATCGACATTCAGTCACATTGTGTGGGGTAAGGGTCATCCGTTGGAAGGCAAACCGATGGAGTTGCGTGACTATCAAGTTGAAATCATTAATAACTTCCTTGAGAATCCACAATGTATTCAGGAGATCGCCACAGGTGCTGGCAAGACTGTTATCACAGCTGCCTTGAGTAACGCAGTAGCACCATATGGTCGCACTATTGTTATTGTTCCTAACAAGAGCTTGGTAACGCAAACAGAAAAAGACTACATCAACATGGAACAGGATGTAGGTGTTTACTTCGGCGATCGTAAAGAGTGGGGTCGCCAACATACTATTTGTACCTGGCAAAGCCTAAATGTCTTGTTAAAGAACACAAAGAATAGTGTAGGCGATGTTACTATCGGTGAGTTTCTTGAGGATGTAGTATGCGTTATTGTTGACGAAGTGCATATGGCCAAAGCTGACGCATTAAAGAGTTTGCTCACTGGCGTAATGAGCCGGATACCATTACGTTGGGGACTCACAGGAACTATACCCAAAGAACCATTTGAATTCCAAGCATTAAAATGTAGTCTTGGCCCAGTGATTAATCAACTCAGTGCTAGCGAGTTACAAGATCGTGGTGTACTGGCACAATGTCACGTGAATGTGGTACAGTTAGTTGACCATGCAGAGTTCTCTAACTATCAAAGCGAATTAAAGTTTTTACTAGAAGAACCAGATAGACTTAAAACCATTGCACAACTTATAGCACAAGTTAATGCTACAGGTAACACATTGGTCCTAGTAGATCGTGTAGCAGGTGGTCATGCGCTAGTGGACTTGCTAGGCGATCAAGCTGTGTTTGTTAGTGGTGCAACCAAAGCAAAGGTGAGACAAGATGAATATGACGAAGTGGCAACTAGCACTGGGAAGATTATTGTTGCTACCTACGGTGTTGCTGCTGTTGGTATTAATTTGCCTAGGATTTTTAATCTGGTTCTTGTGGAGCCTGGCAAAAGTTTTGTCCGGGTCATACAGTCGATCGGACGAGGAATACGAAAAGCTGAAGATAAAGATCATGTCCAAATCTGGGACGTCACAAGCACCTGTAAATTTGCCAAACGACACTTGACCAAACGCAAACAGTTTTATCGAGAAGCCAACTATCCGTTTACACAAGAAAAACTAGAATGGAAATAAAGGTTGCAAACTACAAAAAATATGTTATAATAAATTCATGCGTATACTTACATTAGACAATACACCATTTGATTTAGATCATCTGCCCGAAGAAGTAGATGACATGCGATTTGCTATATTTGACAATAGCGATCCTAAAGACCCAGACTATCATTATATTCCCTTGATCTTTTTAGAAAGTTTTACAGCACCTGCTCTAGTTTTACGCATTGGCGAACACAGAGTGCGTATGCCTGTGGACTGGCAAATCTTAATTGGCGAACCTGACCTGGGCGATCTTGAAGTGTTGCCATTGACCAGCATCAATGATCGCGGATTTAAAGCGTTCCAGTTCAACCCTCTTAGCAGTTTCCGTCCCAGTTTCCTAGACATTGAAATCATTGACGTGTATCAAGAAGTCACATGGTATGCTCCTAAGTTAAAAAATGGTCAAATGCTATGTGTGCCCCTAGGCACTGGTGAAAAGCCTGACTGTGTGTATTTTGTTAAAGATATTAGTCGTAACTGTGAAGTGGTAAACTATAATCAGGCTTGGTAGTGGAAAAACTGTCAATACAAAATGAAATGATGTGTTTTGATCGCAAGGATCGAGACTTTTATTCCAGCCTCACTGACGAAGAACGCAAAAAGTTTAGCAACTTCCTAATGATACGCTGGGGATCAAGCATCCAAGGTAGTGCAGAACTGCAACACTACTATTTGCAAAGTAGTAATCACTATGTTAACAAACATTTCTTTGCTATTAATCGCCATCCTAAACTACAATGGCTATGTGCCACAGCAGTAAGCCCAGGGCTAGGAACACAACGTCATCAGTGGATTGCTCCTAAGAAAAAAGAAGCCGGTGCTAGTGGTATTCGAAAACAAATTGCTGAGTTATTCCCACATTTAAAAGATGACGAAGTTGAGCTTATGTCTAAAATCAATACTAAAAAAGACATCGATGCCTATGTCAAACAGCTAGGGCAAGAAGTTAAGAAATGAAATATACCTGTCAGTATTGTCGGAAAGATTTTGTTAAAGAGTCTAGCCTTGCGGTGCATTCATGCGAACCGCGTCGTCGTCGCCAGCAAAAAGATGAAGCAGGAGTGCGCCTAGGGTTCCATGCTTATATAAAATTCTATGAACTTACCCAAGGCAGTGCCAAGTTAAAGACCTATGATGACTTTTGCGAAAGCCCTTACTACCGTGCCTTTGTAAAATTTGGCCGGTACTGTGTGGATGTGCGAGCAATTAATCCAGCACGTTTTACTGAGTGGGTACTAAAACAAAATAAAAAAATTGATCACTGGTGCAAAGATTCAGTGTACACAGAATATCTTTTAGATTATCTGCGTATAGAAAATATTAATGATGCATTGGCCCGTGCCATGGAGTTTGGCATAGACTGGAGTGAAAAATCTGGACATCCTGCCGAAGATTGCCTACGTTATGGCAATATTAATGCCATGGTCTATGCTGTAACTGCGGGCAGAATTAGCCCTTGGATCATTTATAATTCAGACTCTGGACAAAAGTTTTTGGCTGAACTAGATGCTACACAGATAGCCATGGTATGGCCTTACATTGATACAGACTTTTGGATAAAGAAATTTAAGGATTATCCAGCAGATCAAGAGTATGCAAGAGATATTTTGCAGAAGGCAGGTTGGTAATGATTTATATTGACTTTCAAGGCGGCACTCATGGCAACTATTTAGAATTTGTTTGCAATAAGTTCTTGGCCAATATTAATACCGTCGGAGACCCGTTTAATATATTAGGAGCATCGCATAGTAAAAAGTATCTTTCTAAAAAGATTTTTAGCGCAAAACACTATTTTGAATATCGGGGTAAAAAAACAGTTATTGAAAATAGTAAAATAATATCAATTCAAATTGTACCAGACGATTTATTATTGCTATCATCAATTAGTTTACTACGAGCTGGAGATCATAACATCGACAACAACCAACTTGAAATTAATACTTACACTAAATGGAACAACGACGATTATCGATGGGTGTTAGACAATCTATTAAATAATTTTTTTCAAACACAAATACAAGAAAGCTATACTGCTGTAAAAGATGACAGTTGGCCTCTTGTCACTAATTTTAATGATTTTAAAAATTTACCCAGTTGGATACAAGATGAATGCATTAACATTCATAACTTGCAATTATTAGAATTAACTCCAGAGTCTCCGGATTGCCCACGTCGAGTATTACGAGAATTTTTTAAGTTAGGTTTTAAATATCCTGAACAGGCAGGGTTTATAACTCAACAACAAAAAATGACATATGAAAGTACCAATAATGTTTATATTTTTCCATATGCATGTTTTTATGATACAAACTCATTTATACAAGAACTTACAAAAATTGCTAATTGGGCCGGATACACTTTTTTACCCGATGTCGAATTTTACGATTTACACAATAGTTTTCTACAGCGGCAACCTTATAAGGATTCTAAAAAATTTTGTGATCAAATATTAACAAAAATATATAATAATGAACTATTTGAGTTTCCAAAGTTAGATCTTTTACAAGAGAGTTACTTGACTGCGCATATAGAATTACATTATAATGTAGAATTGCCAAATAACAATATTTGGTTTATAAATAGTCAGGAAATTTTAAATATTAGTAGTACTTACTAAGGTGGCCTATCATTACGTCTAATACTCAAATGTCCGTGCACCAACACTGGGACCCACTAAAAACTTGCATAGTTGGTCGTAGTTATCCTCCTGAATTTTATTCATGGATTAAGATTCCTCATGTAAGAAAATTGTTTGAAAAAATAGCAGTTGAGACCGAAGAAGATTACCAATGTTTAATTAAGAAATTAGAAGAATTTGATGTAAAGATATTGCGCCCAACGGTGTCTGACGCCGCCGACGCTTTTATCAATGGCAAATATTTGCCACCTCCTATGACTCCTAGAGATTATATGATTATGATTGGGAACGTATTTTACAAAGGATATAATTTAAGTTTTAAAGATTTTTATAACGATGTAAAAGATTCTAGTTGGCCCAATTGTCAAACGATTGAAGAATTTGATAATTTGCCCGATCACATTAAAACAGAATGTAACGAGGTACATGAATTAACAAAACTTATTAATTTTTATTCTAGCTACAATCATATTTTTGATTATATAAAACAAACAAATATAATTAAATCAACTGACATTTCAAAAGCTCCAGGAGCATTTATAACTCGGGTCGGAAAAGATTTATATTTTGGAACAGACAGCTATACACAAGATCATACTGTCTATAAACAACATATTGATAAAGAATTTTCTGATTATAGGAACCATATAGTGAACACTGGCGGCCACAGTGATGCTGTATATTGCCCTGTATGTCCTGGGTTAATCATAAGTTTACAAGATGTGCCCACTTATGCCGATACTTTTCCAGGTTGGGAAGTAGTATATCTTCCGGGACAAAGTTGGGATAAAGTTAAATCATTCCTTGATCTTAAAACAAAAAACAAGGGCAAGTGGTGGATTCCTGGATTTGAACAAGATCAGGATGTTGTTGATGTTGTTGAAACTTGGTTGGGTCACTGGACTGGTTATGTAGAAGAAACTGTATTTGATGTCAACATGTTGATCATTGACCCTAAAAATGTTATAGTTTTTAATTACAACAAGCAAGTATTTGATGCGTTAAATAGATACGGAATTACCGCACATGTAGTTCCATTTAGACATAGATATTTTTGGGATGGGGGTATCCATTGCGTTACTAGCGATTTACATCGTGAAGGATTGCAAAAAGATTATTTTCCAAGTAGATCATTATGAGCGCAGATATTGATTTAGACTTAGCTGATAGAGATCAACTGTTAAAATTGATTCAAGCCACACCTGCCATGCAACATCATCAAGGACAAGTTCGTAGACACAATTCTGGTGTGTATGTAACAGACATTCCGTATGATCCTGTTAATGCCTGTGCGGCAATAGACTACGAAACTGCTGAGCAGTTGGGTTATTTTAAAATTGACTTGTTAAATATGAGTGTGTATCAGTTAATTAAAAACCCCAAACATTACAAACAACTGTTGGATCAAGAACCCAATTGGTCACGCTTATGGACAGACCCAGAGTGGGCAAAGCAATTGGTACACGTGGGTAATTACACAACTTTGCTCGACACTATGCGGCCTGACAGTATACCTAGGATGTCTGCATTTATCAGCATTATTCGCCCAGGTAAAGCACACTTACAAAACCGGCCATGGACAGAAGTATTTGAATCAGTGTGGGACGGCGACGATAGTAAGGGATTTGTGTTTAAAAAAGCACATGCCCTAGGCTACAGCAAATTGGTAGCACTGCATATGAATTTGATTAGTCAACCCGCCGAACCAGCGTAATTGATTTCCGCTTAGACTTTTTGCGACCCATCTCGCTAAGACTACAAACTGGGCCGTGTATTACTTCGAGATCTTTGTTGATAAAAGTACGTAGGTAAGGTTTAAATGGGTCCCAATCGTCTTTGAGGAATATGTTAATAGGCACACTACGGTTACTTTCCCACCACCAAATATTTGCCAACTCTAAGAATTGACGTTTGATTTCTAAGTCTTGAATAGCACCAAAGTCGTAGATGGTGGTAATAGCATCGTCTTGATTTTGTATGATGCCCACGTATTCCGTTGTGGCATACACACACAAGGTTATAAATGGGTATTTTTCCGCTAGTTTTTCAAAGAAATCTGTGTTCATATCTACGGATATTTACCAGACCATTCTGTGCCCCTATTCTAAACCGGCTAAATACTCTGTATGTACTCTACCCAGGTCTATATCTATCAACAGCTCACGCGAGTGTTACTCATGGATACAGGCGCGGGGGAAACTTTTACTTATAGGTACGATCCTGTGTA